GGGAGTTGCCAATGATAGTGATTTCCGTTCATATGTCAAAATAGCCGTTTATGGTGATGACATGGTTGCTGCTATATCAAGCAGTGTCTCTGATCTTTTTAATCAAATTACGATAACCTCTACATTGCTTAATGTTGGGGTGGTTTGTACTGACGAACTAAAATCAGAATCACCACCTAAGTATAGGAAACTCACTGAGGTTAGTTTTTTAAAACGTGGTTTCCGCTATGATGATGAATTAGGTAGGTGGCTCGCACCACTTTCAATTCTAACTTTGGATGAATTACCATCATGGACCAAGAAAGGACCTGATAGATTGATCATACCTATTACAAATTGTGAACTCTTGGTTAGGGAATTGACTTTACATGGTAGAGAGGTTTTCCTTGAGTATTTGCCACGTGTCAAAAAATTGTTATGGGAATTTTATGGTTACCCGTTGCGTGAAACACGTTTTAATGTTTTGCGTGATGAGGTTACAAAAATGGAATATCGTAAATTTAGCTTCATGCGTGTTACGCCTTTGCGTGAAGCAGAATGGGGGGAGATTTCAGCTGTGATGAGTTCAAATGATGCTTTGCTAGCATCGAGTGGGGTGTCTCTTGAGGAGGACACCCCCATAGTATGTTAGTAAAATATGACCGCGATGTCAATAAACTAGGCCCCTGGGAGACCAATCTTCCCAATAAAATTTTTGGTTATTACCAAATTAAGCTTTTAGAGCGTAAGATATGCGTAAAATTCGGTTCACTACCTAAAGTGCGCAAGCTGTCTCAGGATCTTGTGACTCCACGAAAATTTGTGAGGACAAAAAGTGGAGTGTGCAGTGCCGAGATGAGTAATATCCTATGGTGTTTACCATTACCAACCAGGATGGGATGGTTAGTAGCCAATATCCAGGTTACCTCACTAGGTCGTAATTTATGGTTCTATGTGCGACTGAACGAATGGACCGCCACTATTGAAACTGTTAATAACAAGGCTTCAGAGGAGAAACCACACACCGAACATGATAACATTGTTAGTTTTGTGGATGGTGAAAATGTTAAGACTGCTGAACGCCGAAATAATACCGAGCTCACGATGAAATTAGGTTCATGGCTTGGAGGTACAGTTGGAAATGATATTAAAGATTTTCTAGCCCGTCCTCAAATAGCATATACTTATTATGGGGGTGGGCCGGTTGTTGGGACTATGACTTCCGTTGATGTCCCCTCTTCAACTTTAAATTTAGCAGGTGGGGTTTTTAGGAGTAAAGTTTCAGGGTTTTTAGGTTTTCGTGCCACCGCTGTGATGACAATGACATTTAATGTTACAAAGTTTACACAAGGGAGGTTGATTATCGCCTGGCTGCCAAACGCTTCTATGAGAGAAACTGGTAGGTTTACATTGAATAGGACAACAATAACTCAATTGCCACATGTTCAAGTGGATGTTGCTTGTTCTTCTAGGGCTACTTTGCGTGTACCATATTATTCGGTTGCTCCTTATGCAAATATTAAGCAATTGTTGAGTGCTGCACCTGATTTGGCTACTGATTTTGGAACTTTTTATATATACTGTTATGGTGCTGTTGCTGTTGGATCTCAAGCTGGTACCTCTGAAGTGATAGGGATAAAGGCATATGTCCATTATGAAGATGTCGATCTTGTTGTTCCTACTCTTTCTGCGCAAGCCGGTGGCTCACGTAAAGTTAAAGTAAAGAGTGGAATTAACCCTTCAGATGTAGAGAAGGATAAACCTATCTCGACGGGTCTCATGTTGGTGTCAAAGGCTGCTGAATCTTTTAGTAAAGTTCCTTTGTTGACTCCGGTGTTTTCACCTGTATCTTGGGTTTCGGCTATGGCATCTAATGTTGTTAGTGCGTTGGGTTTTTCGAAACCACCTGTTGACACACCTACGTCTCGTGTTGCGCGTCAGGAACTGGCTTATATGAACAATTTTGACGGGTGTGAGGCTCTTATTCC